GATAGAAATGGAACAAATTCTGTTGTTGAGATGCTAAAGTATTCACAAGAAGATTTTCAGGTTGTTATCAGAACACAGACTCCACTATCTATACAGTGTGATAATCCAAGACTTATTATAGACAACAACAATTCAGAAAGTCGTGAAAGCATGTATGATGGTTTTGACGCAATGGTTTTACCAAGAAGATATGCTGGACTATGTTTACCAATGAATGAGGCTCTTATGTCTGGTCTTCCAGTATTCATGACAGATATTTCACCAAATAATAAAATACTTCCACAAGAGTGGTTAGCACAATCTAGTAGAATTAGTGCTTTAAGAACAAGAGCAATACTTGATGTTTATGCTGCTGATCCAAGAAACCTTGCACGTATTGTTGATGGATATATGAAAGAAAAAAACACAACTGCTGAAAAGGAAAAAGCTTTTAATATCGGAATGAACAACTTTTCTGTTGAAAACCTAAAACAAAAGTATATAGATATTTTAGAGAAATAAAAAAGCGGATCCGAAGATCCGCCTTCCTATGTAAGATAAACTTACTTCTTGTCAGCAGGCTTCTTTGCAGCCTTCTTCTTAATGACCTTTGCATTCTTTAGTGCTGCTTCAATATCTGACTCAGCAGGCATACGTCCAAATGCCTTGTCATTAGGGTTAACTGCTCTCAAAACTACTGGCACAAGAGCACCAACTAGTGAGTATACAAGAGTTTCTGGATCAGTTACTCCAGCTGCGTACATTGCTGTTGCTGCACCAAGTACTGATCGTCCATATGATGCAAGTAGTGCTTTAATTTGTTCGTTCATTTTATTCCTCCTAGGATATATTTTTCATTAGTATAGTGAAGCCAGCCATGTTTTTCATCTGTCTACCACGATATACTCTCTGTGATGTTTTTCACAGAAGTCTACGTATTTTGTTTCTGTCATTGAAAGTATCTTTGCTTCTTCAATGCATTCTTCTATTTCACATACAGGATAATCATAGCGAACAATGTCTTCAATTTTTTTAATTTTAGGATACTTCATTCTTTCATTCCAAAATCTTTGCTTGGGTTTTCTGGATGATCTATTGGTGTGGGTGCTGTACACATAGTGCCACAGTCATGGCATTGTACATCTAAATGATACATTCCAACCATATAGGTAGAAGGATCAAATGAGACTAGTGCTCTAAATAAAGTACCACCACAACTTGGACACTCACAAGTTGGTATTCCTCTAGCGTCTATCATCAGCTTCCTCTGGCAATAATTTCTTTAAATCTTTATATGCCGAAGATATTTTTTTCATCGAATGGTAGTGTGGATAAGCATCTCCAACAACACCATATTCATCAAAGTACATGATCTCTGGCTCAATATCTTTAATAAATTCTTCTAATTGTTTTTGAACATCTTCAATATATTCAAATGCCCAATCACGAGAATCAGAAAGAAATTTAATAAAGTTTTCTCTGTGAATGTCTTGCTCATCTTTGGTTATTGGAGACTGCATACTTAACTCAAAAGCTTCACGCATACTTGAGTTTAATGAAACCATCTGTGCAAAAGCTCTGCTAACTACTTCTAGTCTTTTTAGTACAGAAAAGTATGCAATAGCAAAAGACACAGCAAGCAGGCTAGCAACTATAAGACCAATTTTCATTCTATTCCTTTTCTCTCAATACTATTGTATCACTCATACCCGTACACATCTTTGAAATTGACCCCTGTTATTTTTTCATAATCTTCCAATGTTCTTGCTGAGCCTACACCATAAATACCAGATTCTATACCACATAAGATTATTTTTTGTTTTTCCCAAGATTTTGCCTCTAAGTTTTTCCAAGAGACTGTTTTAAAGTTTTCAGCATCCCATACTTTTTTGTATTCTGGTCTAAGATAAAAATGATATAGTATAACCTTTGATGGTGAGTATATGTCCCATCCCCTAGTCCATGCTCTTACTGCAAAACATAACTCTTCACCAAAAAAACTAATATCTGGATCATATGGAACCTCATTAACTATATTTCCAGTAGTAAAAATAAAACCAGCTAGCACAGTTGTTGACTCTTCTGGATATTTTTTTTGACGATCAGCAAACTCTACTCTTTTAGCTGTCCAGTTATTTCTTCTGGTAAACAAAGGCTTTTGCTTAGTAGGATATGCAGGCATTTTCTTATTATTTTTAATAAAAAATATGGAATTGTCTGGTTCAATGGTAAATGGCGCAGGGAAAGCAGAAAGAATAATTTTATCATTATTGGTAATCTGCTTTGCCTTATTGTGCTCATCTATACAGGTTAGATCCCAGTCCTTTTCAAACAATGTATGTGAATCTATTTGCAAAAAGTATTCTTGATTGTTATATGCTTTCATTGCAATTGATCTTGCATACCCCGCTCCCCTTGCTTCTCTTGGGTGCATAGTTATTAAACTTAAATTTGGAACCCAAGATAAATCTGGGGTATTGGCTTCAAAGTCTTGAATAACTATTGAAAAATACAGTTCGTCTGGATTTGCAGCATTACTTATTGCAGACCTAATAGTCCTAGTTAGTTCTGGATCACGATAGCTTGCTATTGATATAAGTATGCTCATTGTTTACACATTACTTGATTGGTTCTCTTGTAACCAATACAATTGCGCCTTCCATCTCTAATGCTTTTTTTACTATCGCCACATACCTAACTGCCTCTAATTTTTCATCATGGCTCATATGTAAAAATGATTTCTCATTTAGTTTAATAGTTAAAAAATTCTCATTATCTATTAATGTTACCCCAAAGTTTTTAGGTGGGGTAATAGAGTGAAAAGCCCTACGCATTGTATCTGTATACATTATTCTTCTTTTCTCCAGTGTAAAAATGATTTAATATATACAAAACCATATGCTATGGCAGCAAATATAAAACCATATTGCTTGGTTGTTATAGCATAGATAATCCATAGGACTTCATTAAGACATAGGATCAACCATCCCCAGATTGTCTTACGACCAACAAAGAATATACCAGTAACTCCAATAGCAGCTAATACATATGACCACATATTATTGCTCCATTGTTAGTGATTGCCATGTTAAAGACCATTGTTCTTTTGATCTATGACTATTGAATTCTCTTGAAACTTCTCCACCTTCTAGGTAGATACCGCCCCAAACTCCCCATTCTTTACCAGATACACCCACAGCAAAACAACGCTTTGCTACTGGACATGTTCTACAAATAGAGTCAACAAACTCTCTGCTCTCTATCTTTTCTTCATAGTCATCAAAGAACATGTTTGTATCAGAGCCCAAGCACTGGGCACTATCTTTCCATAGGTGTTGCTTCATGCTAACCCCTATATCTGTTTGGAATGTCCCATCCGTTACGAGTGACCTTATAAACTCTTTGCATGTACCAAAGACCTTTTACTCTCACACCGTTAACGGCAGTACGTGCAGAATCAGATCTTTTAAGATCAACTACATCCCAGCCTACCCAAGAAAGGTTGCTGTTTGCCTTTACAATCTTTTCCATCTTTTCTAAATTAGTTATAATCATTACTCCCCCTAGTATCTAAAAATTCCGACTTCGATATTTTCGAGTTCAGCTTTACCAACAAGTTTTGATGTTGATTCTTTTGGGTTACACAAGTATGCAAAGTAGTTTACATGTGCCATATTTTCTTCAACCCAGTAAGTAGGAACTTTGTAAAATTTAATCTTCCTACCCCTAGCCTTCATACCACGCTCTGAAAGATTTGAAAACTCTGAAACCATTGAGTTTATTCTTGTAGGACCTACCGAATAAATCTCAAAGTCTGTGTCGTCATCTTTCATGCCTGATAGAGCAACACCCATAGCACGAATAAAGACGTTATAGTCATCAAAGTTATTCGTTCCCTGTACCACTACTATCATCTACGTTTCCTTTTCTTAAATTATCCAATATAAAAAGCATTTTATCTATATCTTTTTTAGACATAGCTGATATATCTACTGGCTCTGCGGTAGGACTAACAATGTCTCCATTATCAGCATCAGCAAAATAAAAGACATTATCTTTTACCCAGTAGGCTTTATTATCTATAACAATAATTTTGATCATAGTACTCGCAGCATGTTTTGCTGACTGAGACTCAATCTTTTCTTTATTATTTAGTTTTCTAGGAATAAGATGTCTAACACTTTCATTAATATCACTCTGACTATATTTAATATTTTTTAAAGTTTTTGAAATCTTATAACCGTTTAATCTAATTATAGACCAAGCAGCCAACAATGTCAAGCCAATGGCTAAAAAGTATTCCATTTTTCCCTATTATTCAGGTTTTGTTTTTGTGATTTTTGTAGCAGGAACTGGATCTTGAGATTCAAGTCTATTAATTTTAAGCTGTGCCTGTAAAACTTGAAACTCTAAGTCTGCTGCACGAGTCTTATAAAAATTAATTAATTGAACCAAGTCCTCTTTTTCTAAATCTTGCATTTTTTACCCCTTTCTAAAACTAAATGGGCTACCCACCCATGCTTTGTCTGCCTTGTCTCTTTCTCTTTCAACAATTGCACGGCTCCATGCAAAGCCTGCATCTCCACCCCAAGCTTCCCACATAATTCTTCCATTAGATGGGAACTCTGGACCATCATAAAAACCTTTGCCTTTTTTATCTACCTCATGACGAGAGAAAAAAGAAAACATTCTCTTAACAGTATCAAGAGACATTGGAGAACCATTTACGATATCTGTTGCCCTGCCCCAACCTACAGGAGTTCCAGCACCAGTTGCTTTTCCTTCTTCTTTCCACTTCAAAGCACGTCGTGCAGCAGCTTTCATGCCAGCATTAGGTGAATATGTATCAGCCATTTTACTTTACAAATGGATTTAGATCAAAGACTGATCCACTCCAGTTGCCCATTCCCTTTGTTGCATTGTTGCGCCAATCTTCAGGAAGCATTTCCATCATGCCAAGTGCTCTTGCACGACGTATGATGTGCTCTTTAGCAGCTGCATAGTTTGATGCACGACCTACAGATTGAATTGCATTTTGAAGATCCCCACCGTTTGCAATTGGAAATGAGCCATCTGGCATTGCCATGCCTGACTCTGCCATTGAACGACGTGCATCCATTGAATAGTCTCTCTTATCCATGTCTTCTCCCTTGTATGTGCCACCACGACGCTTGTATTCTCCAACTACCCATGCGTTTGCAACGGCAGAAGGATAAACGTCAAATCTATCTTTTGCTTCTCTAATTACTCTTTCATAAAGTCTTGGATTAGAAGGAGTTGATCCACCTCTGCGTGGCTCTATCATGTCCTCATAGTTAGGCTTGGCTTTTTCAATTTCATCATCCATGTTGTACGTTTTACCAACTGGAACACAATTTGGAACCATTCGTCCATCTTTTTCTTTCATACCCTGTTGCTCATATCCAACCCAACATGCTTTTGTCATGTTATCCCATTTATCCATTTCTTCATCATCTGAATAATAAGACTTCATTTCTTCTGCATCTTCGTATGGAGCATTGGCCATTTCTCTTTTACCAATTGAAGAATCATACATTGCCATCATTACCTCTGAGTCCATCTCTTCTTCTTCTGTTTTTAATGGTGGAATTTTTACCATCAATCCCATACTGCAAGCACTATAAAGTCTTGTTGCTTCCCATGTTCCATCTTCTTCTTGTTCAAATAGTTGAATCAATACCGCTGGATTTTCTGGTGTTGCTTCTAGGGCATACTCTGTTCCAGTGTTTCCAAGCATTCCCTCGTACATAATATGAACAACTTGGCCAATATGGAAGTC